TCGCCATCATCGATATAGCCTGCGGCAATAATCGCCGCGACATTATCTGCCGAAGAACGATACGAATGCAGCGCAGTAATCGCACTGGCATCTGCGACATCCTCACCAGTACCGAGGCGCGGGATCATAGTCGTCAGGTTTTTTGAAATATAAGCCACGATTCAGTCTCCTTATGCAGCCGCCAGAGCAGAGCCATCGTGCGCGATGATAACCACGCCCGAGCCCTGTAGCAGTTGTGAGCCCATGTAAATGCTGCAACGAGCCCAGGAGTAATCCTGTTCCTCGTCGTACCCCGCCCGCGCTTCCAGATTGTCAGCGTTGTAAGCATGGCCAATCGCTGATTTATGGAAGCAGAAACATTTCTCGGCGTTAGTGCCAGCACCCGGTAAATTGGGATGCACGATCCACAGCATATTCAGCCAGAAATATGAAATGGGTCGGTCGCGCCACGCCGGATCAGCGTTGCGCATTGGGCCACCGTCGATGTACTCGCGGGATGAAAATTCCCGCACCTGCATCATGAACGCCTCATAGGCCGGCGTGACCAACATGCAGATGTTGGAATCCCACGGTACTTCATTGTTGCCGAGGATGGTTTTCGCCCGAAGGGTCAGGCCCAGATCGGCCGTTACGGCCAGTCCGGTGTTGACCGTACCGGTATTCAATTCCCCGATGATGTCCTGATCGATCTTACGATTGATGACACCCATGCAGGTCTGCTGCATGATCGCTCGCTGGTTGCCCTGCGAGGCGAAGATATTGAAATCCGTTTTGCGAACAAGGTCATGCCATTCGACCAAGGTCGCTACGGGCTGTGAAAGGTTATCGCCGCGAGCCGGAATCAACCCGTTTACACCACGGGTTTTGGCTGTCGCGCCGCCGGAATCAGCTACCAGAAACGTCGCTTGGTTGCCCTTGATGACCGCCTCGGTTGTAACGGCGTCACGCAGGAGCGACTGGAGCTGCTCAAAACCTGCAATGAACTCTTGCCGGTATTGAATTTGAAAGGCTGTTTCAGCCATAAAGCTATCCTCCAATTTGATGGAAAATCCGTATCCACTAAATCGGGTTGGCCTGTTTGGCGGCCATCAGGTTGGCCCGAAGGGGCTGATGGCGGTGCCGGCAGGGGCCGGTCGGGCGGCCAGGGCTCAAAAGAGGTTAGCTGGCCTGTGGTAGCGCGAGACTACAACGATCCGCCGGATGATGCAATCACATGCTTGGTGCCGCCAGTCTTTGCCTTTTTCTTAAAGCCGCCCGTGGCGTAGTACAGGTTGACCTGCTTGCGCGTGAATTTGCGGCCTGACGACGACCGGTAGCCGCCGCCTGCCGCCTTCTTGAAGGGCATCAGCCGCTCCGGTCAGAGCGTGAATACTGTCCGGTAGAGCGCCACGATTTTCTCGCGCTCTGCGGCCTCATCATGGGGCTCGAGGAGACTGCGCGCTTGGCGTAGCTGTGGCCCATGCCGGCGTCCTTGGTGACTTGGAAGCCACCGCCCGAGACGAATTTATCGCCCTGCGGTGTGCTGTGCGAGTAATTTTCCTTCACCGATTGCGAGTGGCCACCGCTCATGCCCTCCTTGATGTCCTTGTCGTACATGCCGCTGTGTTTGCTGCCATGCGAACTGCCATGCGAGCTGCCGTGCGAACTTCCGTGATATGCCATTTTCCTGCTCCCTCGGTAATGCGTTTGAAACGATGTCTCGGCCATCAGTAGGTATTCGTGAGGACCGTTGATGCCCCCAGGTTACGCTTCGGCGCGCCGAGATTGCGCGCCATAGTACGGCCAGCGCGACGGCCTCTGTTGGTGGTCAACTGCGGCTGTGATCGATCCCTGCCCGGACCCGGCACCCGGATACCCGTGTACTGCTCCGAACCCTCGAAAGGGGCACCCGCGCGCCTTTGAGCGCTTTCCGAATGCGTCTCGTAGCCTGAGCCCTTGGAGGCGCTCATGATCCGCTTGAAGGTGTTTTTCAACCCACTCATCGCTTTCTCCCTATGCAGCCTCATGCTTGATGCGAATGTCGTACAACTGCCTGAGCCGCGCTTGTGCCGGCTCGTCATGATTGTACGCCTTGCGATCCTCGCGCATGTATTTTTCCAGTGCGCCGATCTCATCAGACAAGGTCTGCGCCGGATCACCGCCAGTGGGCGCGAGCTGCGCCACCGGATTGACCTTGCGCGAAAGCTCGGCCAGACCCTCGAGGACGCCCGGAATATTCATGATCGCGCGGCCGTCCGGGTCACGCGCATTGAGGATAACCTCTTTGTGCTCAGCTCCGAATGTCGATTCGATCAGCGAGCCGATCAGGTTGATGTTGGCCCGGTAGTCGCCGCCCCATGACTGCCTGAGCTGGTCCTCGGTTTCCTGATGGTGCTCGGAATCCATTGTCGCCAGATCATCCTGCTGCTGCTCGGCAAATTGGTTGTACCAGTCGATGACCGCATGGCCGACCTTTGGATCGACGTTCATGCCGTGCAGCACACCCATGAAATCACCCATGATCTCGCGATCATCGTCGCCAATGACCAGCCCATCTGGCAGGTTGTCCATGTAACCGGATGACTCCAGCGGGATGCCATTGGCCTCGCGGAAGGCCTTCACATCCTCATCGCTGGCGCCCTCACCCGGCGGTTGCCTGCCTTGGCCTGAGCGGATCAAGCCCTGTGCCTCACGGTAGGCGGTGCCCATGTCGGCCGGCGAATTGAAGCGCTCCAGCGTTGACTTGAATTTGTCATCGTCGCCAGCGTACTCGTCACGCCAGTTCCGATTGGCCATGCCATCGTAGTGCTCGAAAAACTTATCCGTGCTCTCGAATTTCTGCAGGCTCTCGAGCCGCTCGATGTTATCGCCGGCCATTGTTTCCTGCCAGCTCGCGCCGCCAGGGTCAGTTATGACGCTTGCTGGCGGGTCGCTTGCTGGCGGATCGTTTACTACGGGGTCTGCTACTGGTGCCATGTTCCTCTACCTTTCTGGTTGCTGTTTTATCGGGATCAGTCCTTACCGGTGCGGCTTTCAGCATCCATACTATCGTTGTACCGCAAAATCTTTTGCCCTCTGCAAAGGCCGTCAGGTGGTCGCCCGCCGGCCTGAATGAGGTATCGTGAGTGCCGAAGGCTCGCATCAGGAAGTCCAGCACCATACGCTGCTGCCGCTGGTCGGCCTCGCCACGATGCAGGGCACGTACCGCCTGCACTTCGGCCTCGATGTAATCGGGCCTTTGCAGCGGGTCCTTGTGCGGCATACATTCCTCAATTTTCTCCTTGAGCATAACTAAAACGGACTGGCGCCGTTGCCGCCACCAGCGGCCTCGGCCTCAGAGAAAGACTTGGCAGCGCTACCGGCGGTTGCGGCAAGCTCGGCCTCGGCTTGCGCCTCCTGCATCGCCTGTGCCTTCGCGATCATCGCATCCACATCATCCTGCGAGCGAATGTGACGCTGCTCGAGGCCTACGCCTTCAAGCGCTGCGCGGAGACTTGAGCCAATATCCATGTGCGCACCGGCAGTCGGATCGAGTTCCATAGCGCGCTGGATCAGGTCTGCAGACTCGAGGAATTCGGACGCATTCTTGCGCTCGATGGCCTCATGCAAGGGGCTGATAAAGCGGAAATGCACATCCTTGCCCTGCAGCTCACGCGGAATGTCCTGCACCGCGCCGAAATGCCCGATGCGCAGCAAGGAATCAAACGTGTCCTCGCAGAGCTGGCCGTTGTATTCGTGCTCCATCGGCTCGAATAAGGGCAGTGCGGCCCGCACATATTCCTCGACCCGCTGACCGACCTCGAATGCCGTCATATCGCCGGTGGGCGGCGGCAGGGTCAGTTTGTTCAGGTAGAAAGCAGTGGACAGCATTTGCATCTGCTGATCGTGGGCCTCGTAGCCCATCGGCAGACCGCGGCGATCCTGATTGATCGGGCGCAATACATCGCCCTTGCGCTCGTCATATTCAACGTCAGCCCAGGTGATGCCGCCGGCATAGAGCTGAATGTCGGACCTGACCGCATCCTGTGTCGCGATCATCGGCGGGCGCACCGACATCTCGCCGGCCTCGAGCAGCGTCAGCGTCATCGCCTGTAACAGACGCGCATCCGGCAGTCCAGCGACAGTGGCGGGGGAATAAGCGTACTGGGAGCCGGATACGGTCTGCCATCTCGGCAGAGTGATGCCGTGCGAGAAGGTGCCCATTTCGTGAATGATGTGTTTATTCAGAATGTCCATGTAGACCAGCACCCACGGATAGCCTTTGCCTTGGCCCTCTTGGCCCTCGTAGACATCGGTGGAGATCGCAGCGCGCATGTAATTGGGCTGGATGTAGGTGTCGGTCCTGTAATCGTCTTTTCGGCCGCGTTGCGTTACGTGCAGGGCATCCTCACCGAACTGCTGCCTGAGCTGCTTGATGGTCGGCTTCCAGCGGATATAGATTTCGCCAACACTGCCATCAGCCATCTCGTCCCATGCCACATCCCTGAGATGCCAGCAGCGGTACAGCAGGTGCGGCTGCTCGGCGTCCCAGTTGATCTCGCGGGTGAGGCAGCACTGGCCGAAGGCCGCAAAGTCGGCATCGCCCTCGGAAGTCGCCCGGATGAAATGCGCCTTGCGGTCGTACATGGCGAACTTCATGCGCTTGGTGGCCCACTCGAGCCACTCTTTTGAGCCCTTGGTGAGCCGGTCCTCATCATCGACGGTGATGCCAAACCAGTTCTTACGCCGCGGCCTGAGCATGGCGGCGAAAGCATTCGACAGCTCGCGATGCACGATCAGCGGGTAGCTCGAAAAAAGCTGCTCGGCAAACTCCTCACCGATATAGCGGGTGAGCGTGAAGTCAGCGCGTTGCGGATAAAAATGCTCGGAGATTTCCTGCCACAGCGTTGTGATCGCCTTACGCACTGCAAACAGTCCGGCAGCGCGCTCGACAAGCTCTTGTGGCCTCATCCCAGTGTTTCCTGATCGGTCAGAATTGTGCTGGCCCTGGAGCCTCGGCGCCGTGCCTGCCGGCGTCTGGCCATGCGCGCAAGATCATCCTCATCCGGCAGTGCTGCCCCGCCGTAAACCACATCGGCGCGCTTTTTGGGACCGCCGCGCCTGACATCACTCTCGGCATGAGTCTCATAGCCTGAGCCCTTGGAGGCGCTCATCATCCGTTTGAACGTGTTTTTCAGTCCACTCATCTCCGTCTCCTTGATCCTAAATCGACAACCGGGTGCTTCTTGCCGCCCGGAATCTTACCAACTCGCTGATCCGGCCGCCATTCCTGCAGATGTGTGGTGGCCTTGGGCCCTGCCACCCACGCCATCACCACCGCATCGCCCTTGTCCGGTGAGCGGCCAAGCATCTTGATGACATCCTCCTTATTGGTGGCCTTGATGCCGTTTGCCGAGAGCGACCAGCGCGGCGCAGTCAGGTCCGATATCAGCTCGGGATCATCCGGTAGCGCAATCGGTGAGCCACCATCCTGCCCCGGATCGAGCGCCTCGCGGAATTTCCACAGGACCTCGGCTCGCTTGTTGAAAAATCCGAGCTGGCGCTCCTCAGTGCGCGAGGTACTTGCGTCCATACCGATATGCTTCCTGACCTCGATGCCGTTTTCCTTGCAGTGGGCATAGGCCTGAGCGCCATTGGTTTCGCCGCAGTCGAATATGACCACCGCATCGTGGCGGCGGTGCTTCATCACCAGCGCTGCGACATCGGTGCCGTGCGGCGTCTCTGAGCCCGGCACACAGATAAGCGGCGCATACCAGCCATCGTGGCGGCGGGCCAGCACCGTTTTATCCTTCTGGCGCGCTGCATCCACGCCGAGCGCACACATCGGCACACCGTAAGGCGGCTCCAGCTTCCATCGCGCCTGTGCCCTTCTGACCCATTCGGTCGGGATGAGCTGATCGGCCTGATCCTGACGAGCGGCCATGAAATCGCCATCGCGGATCGCGGAGCGTAGTGGTTCAGGCAGCGCATCGAGCTGCGCCGCATAGTTGGTGTTGGAAAGAAACGGATTGTCAGACAGGTGCGCAGGAATGAAAGTGCGCGACATCGGCCGCTGTAGCTTGCCATTGACCACCACCGGCTCGGGCCCATCGACCCACATATCCTTGCCGTCCTCGTCACTGACGCACCAGCGCAGCTCGCCGTGCTTGGCGGGCTTTGAATAGCGCGGATCGAGCCACGGCGCAAACATCGGGATGATCCAGTCACCCGAGGGATCGGTGGGCGGGTTTGAGGCAAAGATGGCGCGGCAGCGCTGCTTGGGATCAGTGGTCCTGAGCCAGCCCATCAAAAATCGAATCTGCCCCTCGCGATTCTGCACCACTTCATCGACCGCCAGGAGATCGTGCGGATTGCCCTGCCAGTGATTTTCGTCACCGAGCTGAGCCAGACCGCCAAAATCGATGATCTTGCCATTGACCGTTTTGAGCCGCGGCGGGATCGAGCCCTTGTAGCCATTGTCGGTGCCGTTGATTTCCTTGGCCCGGTCAGTCAGGGCGCTCAGATCGACGTAGTGCTTGCGGATGATCAGGGTGCGCTGGTGATGCTCGAATGCGCAGCCCAGTATCAGGTCGGTTTTGCCGCCAGCGGCCTCACCGCCGTACAGCAGGATGTCGGCTTTGCAGTTGACCGCGTTGAGCTGCGGGCCAACCGTGGGAAACCACAGCTTGCCCTTGGACTCATCCTCGATGTACTGATCCAGCTCCTCGCGCTGGTCGTCCGGCAGGCCGAGATATTTCTCCCTGAGATCGTCAATCAGGGCCGATTCCCTACTCATCGTTTGCCACTTCCTGCTTGAGCATCAGGATCACCATGTCGGCCGGCAACTCGCCGGATGCGAAAAATTTCAGGTGCGAGACGGCGCCGCCAATGTTCCATGTGAAACGCCCCCACAAAAAGCTGTCCTCGGGCATAAATGTGATCCGATCACACCAAAAAAAAGGTGAGTCACGAAATCAACGGCGCGACTCACCCAATCAAACCTGCCACTGTTAGCTCAGCAGGTCGTCATACAACGTGTAAT